ATAATGAACGAGGTGGTATTATTAATGAGGGATTTGGTGGAGAACTATCAAAGAGTGATAAAAAAAAATTTGAAAAGGAAAGAGTAGAAAATGCAGAGGTTTTAGGTTACGAACTAACAGGCATAAAAGATATAAAAGAAGCAAAAAGAATTCCAAGAAAAAAAGGACAACATAGAGGTTCATCAAGTCATTCAGATTTATACACAGATGAAAATCCAAAAGGAACAATCAAAGGATTAAAGTTCGCTACCACAGATGACGCAAAGAAATCAGTAAGTAAAATTAGAAATAGTGGTAAAACCCACGCTCATAAAATACAAGCAGCAGTTGCTATGGAACAACGAGCAAAAGAAATGGGTAAGACAGCTCAAGCAGGTGTTTATCGTGCTTACATAAATTCTATGAAAAAGAAAACTAAAAAAGATGAATCATTCTTTGGATTAGGGCCAGGTGATATTCCTTCACCAAGTCGTAAGATGGTTAAGAAAATGAAAAAGAAAGGCAATACATCAGTTCCTTATGGTAGTGGATACAAAAAAATTGATGAAAGAGCAAAAGGAGCAGTATCAGGTAGAAAAGTTCATAAAAACATTACAGGATTTAATCTACCGTATAAAGGCAAAAAATATAAAGAAATAGATATGGAAGTTAAAAAAGTTGACAACAAAACAGAAAAAGTTTTGTTAAGAATTTTAACACCTAAAAAATTATTCGGACAACAAGTCGAAGTAACATTTAAAGAACTTCGTAGAGGCCCATTTATGAAAACCGATACGAGTAAAAAAGTAAACGAACAAAAATCAAAGGTTAAAAAAGTAATCGCAATTTATCCAGGTCGTTTCCAACCATTCGGCCCACATCACAAAAAAGTATTCGACGCACTACAAAGTAAGTTTGGTGAAGTATACATTACAACATCAGATATAAAACAACCACCAAGACATCCTATGAATTATAATGAAAAAATTCGTCATATGGTAAAAATGGGTATTCCAAAAAATCGTATCATTAAAGAAAAAGTTCCTTATGTAGCAAATAACTTATTGAGAAAATTTAATAAAGATACCACAGCAGTAGTTTATGTATTTGGTGCAAAGGACGCCGGTAGATTAAAAGGTGGTAAAAAGAAATCAGGTGGATTAACTTATTATCAAGACTTAAAATCAAATGCCAACAATTTAAAAGGATTTGAAGAACACGGATACATTTATACTGCACCAACTGTAAAAGTTAGTGGTATATCAAGTGGAACAGAAATCAGAAATTTATTAGGTAGTCCAAAAATTGATGAAAAGAAAAGAGAAAAAATATTTAAACAAACATTTGGATACTTTGATAAAGGTGTTTACACTATGATGACAAATAAATTTAAAAAGTTATTTGAATTTATCCAACAACCACATATAAAAAAAATTATAAAAGAAGTTAGTGGTTTTGGAACAAGCGTAAACGCAAGTGATATGTCAGATGAGGGTATGTATGATTTCTTTGGTTCATTAGATGACTATTTTAGAATCACACCACAACACGCAGAAATATTAGGTTGGGAAGTTATAGGATTTCCAATCAGAGACTCGTTGGATATGGCATTTACAATTGAAGCAGATGACTATGAACAAGATAGAGCAAAAACCGTAACATATGGAAAAACAATTAATCAGAATAGAAAAAATACTGATTCGGTAGATAATCCATTTCCCAAATATAAAGAACTAATGATAAAGAATTTAAGTAATTTGAATTGGGAAATAGTTAAGTTCTTCGGAGAAAAATCAGTTAATATTCAAGACTCACCATTATTTAAAAAAGATGATGTAAAAGGGGGTGTTGGACACATTAAGAAGATTCAAGAAGAATTTCAGCAAGAAGTCAACTTATTAATAGAAGGTGGAGCATATGGACATATGAATCATCCATTTGATGATAATAATTTGATGTTTTCAGATTTGAAGAACATAGTTATTAATGGATTAGCAGGGAAACTTAATCGTGAAGATAAAGTGTCTGAAAAGCTTGACGGACAAAACCTAATGGTAAGTTGGGTAGACGGAAAGTTAAAAGCAGCAAGAAATAAAGGTCATCTGAAAAATGGTGGTAAAACTGCACCAACAACCGCAGGTATCGCTAATATGTTTAGTGGTAGAGGAAATATTAAAAAAGCATTTGTAGGTGCGATGAGAGATTTAGAAAAATCAATAGGTGGTTTATCTAATGCACAAAAGAAAAAGGTATTTGGTAATGGAACCAAATGGATGAATTTAGAGGTTATATATCCACAAACAAGCAATATAATAGACTACGATGTAGCTGAAATAGTATTTCACGGAACTACCGAATACGATAGAACAGGTAGAGCAAAAGGATACTCAAAAGAATCAGCTCGTATGTTACAAGGTATGATAAAACAAATAAATCAAAATATACAAAAAACATTTAAAATTAGTAGACCTAATTTTTTAAAGATGAGTAAAGTTCAAGATTTCAGTAAAAAGAAATCAGCGTTTTTAGGTAGATTAAATAAACTACAATCTCAATATGGATTAAAAGATTCAGATAGATTAGGTCAATATCACGAATCATATTGGAGAGAATATATTTTTAATGCAGGAAAACAATTTAAAGCTAACATAAAGCCAAATGAGTTAGTAAATCTAACTAATCGTTGGGCATACTTTGATAAAAGTTATGCAATACCACAAATGAAAAAAGATTTTGAAGATAGACCAGAATTCTTAAAATGGATTTTAGATACTGACAAACTCGACCACGTTAAAATGTTCAAACAAAACATTAAACCATTTGAGATATTATTCTTCCAAGTAGGAGCAGAAATATTAAAAAACATATCAGGGTTTTTGGCAGTATCACCAAAGGCAGCAGTTCAAAAAATTAGACAAGATATGTTAAGTGCATTAAAGGATTTACAAAAACCTGATAATGTAGAAAAATTAAATAAATTAAAAATACAAATAGAGAAATTAGAAGCTATTGGTGGAACGAGTGCAATTGTACCGTCGGAAGGACTTGTATTTAAATACAAAGGTAATATATACAAATTCACAGGAGCATTTGCACCAATCAACCAAATATTAGGTAGTTTAAGATTTTAAGGAGATAGGTTATGGCAGGTAAGTCAAAAGACGCAGAAAGAGAGAATAAAGCACTAAGTGCTATTCTAAGAGGTGAAGAAGTAGAAAAGAGGTCGATAGTTGGATATACACCCGAAGCACAGAAAAATGAAGGTGGTAAAACAAGAAAATCAGAATTGACTGATATTATGGCATCAGTAAGAATGCCTTGGTTTTGTCCCGAATGTAAAAAAGCAATGAAGAAAAGACTTGACGATAAGTTTTGGAGAATGATGGGACATTGTTTTGATTGTCAGATTGAAATTGAACACAAATTAAGAGTTAGTGGTGAGTATGAGGAATATGCAAGAAAGAAAGTTCTTGCTAATCAAATGGCACAACTAAAAGATTTAGAACAAAGTATAGATGACTTTGAAAAAACAGGCGGTAAGAAAGAATGGTATAATAATGTAGGTGTAAATACACCAATGTTAGAAGCAGACAAATGGGAAATGGGTAAAGAAAAATTTGAACAAACCATTCAAGAAGCAAGAGATTTTATTAGAGATAATAGAAAAAAAGTAGAAGAAGCACAACAACAACTAACAGGAGCAGAATAATGGGTAACATTATACAAATGATAATGAATCTATTTTTTGGCGGAAATAAAAAGAAAGAAGTCAAAGAGTTAGATAAAGCTATCAAAGTTAAAGACAATGAAGTTAAAGAACTTGAAAAAGAAGTAAAAGTTCTTGAAGCAAAGAAGAAAGTTAACAAAAAAGAAGTAGCTAAATTAAAAAGAAAAGTAACCACTACTAAAAAACAACTTGAAAAAGCATCAGAAGCAGTAAAAGAAGATAATGCTGACGACGCAGTAAAGTTTTTGAAGAAGTTTTCTAAATAATATATATTTATATATATGAGATATATTATATACATATTATTCGTAGGACTTTTGTTCGCACAAGATATCCAAGAACCTAAGACTTATTCTTTCACAGAAGAACAAGTATTGGGATTTACCAATGCAATTAAAGAATTGGAACTAAAAGATAGTTTAAATGTATCGTTAGTTGAAGATTATGAAGCTATGGTAAAGAGATTGGAAGCAACCGCAGTAATAGATTCTATGTTGATAGCAAACAAAACAACACAACTTACTTTACTAAAAGACACTAATAAACTACTTGAACAAAAAGTAAAACTTGTCCAACCTAAATGGTATGAGAATAAGTGGTTATACTTTACATTTGGAGTAGCATTGACTGCTACATCAGTTAAATTAGCAGGTCAGATAGTAGATTAATGGCAGAGCAAATAAAAGAAGTAATCAAACAAGAGTATGTGAAATGTGCACAAGACCCTGCATATTTTATGCAAAAGTATTGTATGATACAACACCCGATACGAGGAAAAATTCCCTTTGAATTGTATGACTTTCAAGATAAAGTAGTCAAAGAATTCCAAGAGCATCGTATGAATGTTATTCTGAAAGCTCGTCAGTTAGGTATTTCAACATTAACAGCTGGATATAGTTTGTGGATGATGACTTTCCAACAAGATAAAAACATCTTGGTAATTGCAACCAAACAAGAAGTAGCAAAAAACTTGGTAACGAAAGTTCGTGTTATGCACGCAAATCTACCGAGTTGGTTGAAACAAAGATGTGTGGAAGATAACAAATTAAATCTGAGATATCGTAATGGTTCACAGATTAAAGCAGTATCATCAGGTCCAGAAGCAGCTCGTTCAGAAGCTCTATCATTATTGATATTAGATGAGGCAGCATTCATTGATAAAATTGATGATATATGGACAGCAGCTCAATCCACTTTAACAACTGGTGGTCAATGTATTGCATTATCAACACCTAATGGTGTGGGTAATTGGTTCCATAAAACTTGGGTAGAGGCCGAAGAAGGTAGAGGATTATTCAATCCAATTAAATTGCATTGGACCGTACACCCCGACAGAGAAGAAAATTGGAGAAAAGAACAAGATACTTTACTTGGAATTGGAAGTGCAGCACAAGAGTGTGATTGTGACTTCTTAACTTCTGGTACTGGTGTGATTGACGCAACACTATTGGAAAATTTGAGAAAAAATCATTGTAAAGACCCATTAGAAAAACGAGGTATCGATAGTAATATGTGGGTTTGGGAATCAGCAAATTACAACAAAGATTATATTGTATGCGCTGATGTTGGTCGTGGAGATAGTGCAGACTATTCTGCTTTTCACATTATTGAATTGGAAAGTTTAACTCAGGTAGCAGAATACAAAGGTAGAATAAATACTAAAGATTTTGGAAATATGTTGGTTTCCGTAGCAACAGAATATAATGATGCTCTACTTATAGTAGAGAACAATAATATTGGTTGGGCAACAATACAACAAATTATAGATAGGGATTATCCTAATCTATTTTATACAAGTAAAGACTTACAATATGTTGATGTTCAACACCAAGTGACGAACAAACATTATAGTGAAGAAAGGAAAATGGTTGCTGGTTTTT